GATGGAATCGCATCGGTGGGTGGTGGCGGTGTGTCATCGCCGGATGGGGAAGACGGTGGCGGCGGTGAACCACCTGATTCTCAAAGCCTTGGAGTGTCAGCAGGAGCGGCCCCGGTTTGCGTATATTGCGCCAACCTTGAAGCAGGCGAAGCTGGTGGCGTGGGATTACTTGAAGCATTACACGGAGCCGATTCCGGAGCGGGAGCAGCGGGAGTCGGAGTTGATGGTGAATTTGCCGGGAGGACGCAGGGTCACCTTGTTTGGGGCGGATAACCCGGATGCGATTCGCGGGGCGTATTTTGACGGGGTGGTGTTGGATGAGTATGGGCTGCAACCGCCCAATTTGTTTCCCGAGGTCGTCCGACCCTTGTTGAGTGACCGGCAGGGGTGGGCGACGTTTCTGGGCACCCCCAATGGCCGGAATGAGTTTTGGCGGGTGTGGCAGCGGGCGCAGCAGGATGAGAGCGGGCAGTGGGCCGGGGTGATGTTTAAAGCCTCCCAAACAGGGATCATCTCGCCGGAGGAACTGGCGGATGCCCGTGCGGCCATGACCGAAGAGCAGTATTTGCAGGAATACGAATGCTCGTTTGAGGCGGCGGTCAGGGGATCCATTTACGGGGCGGAACTGGAGAATGCCCGACAGGAGGGAAGGATCGGACTCGTCCCGGTGGATCCCGTGTTACCCGTGCATACAACATGGGATCTGGGGATGGGGGATGCGACCGCCATTTGGTTTACCCAGCACACGAAATCCGGGGAAATCCGCGTCATTGACTACTACGAAGCCTCTGGGGAAGGACTCCCCCATTACGTGCAGATGCTCCAAGCCAAGGGGTATGCGTATGGGCAGCACTGGGCACCCCATGACATTCAGGTCAGAGAATTGTCAAGTGGGCGGAGTCGGTGGGAAGTGGCCCAAGGGCTGGGGATCACGTTTCAGATGGTGCCGCGGTTAGCGAAACGGACGGGCAGTGAGGTGGAGGAAGGGATTCACGCCGCCCGGATGTTGTTACCCAAGTGCTGGTTTGACACAAAACGGGTTGCAAGTGGGCTGGATGCTCTGCAACACTACCGGCGAGACTTTAATGCCCGATTGGGAGAATTCAAAGCCACGCCCATTCATGACTGGTCGAGTCATGCCGCGGATGCCTTTCGGTATCTGGCCGCATGGGCGTCTGCGCCGAAAGCCGACCGCGAACCCGCGTATGGCCGTCCGTATCCCAAAGTGTCCTCCGTCTCCGCATGGATGGGAGGCTAAGTGAGCATTCTGCAAGAAGCCAAAGACCGGTTCGATCTGGTCGTCAGTGCCGAATCCGAGCAGCGCAAACTGGAACTGGAAGATTTGCAGTTTGATGCGGGGGATCAGTGGCCGGATGAGGTCAAGGCGGCTCGAGGGGGACAGGTCGTCGATGGCGTGCCCATTCCCGCCCGTCCCATGCTGACGATCAACAAGCTGGATCAGCCGATTCAGTTGATCATTAACCAGCAGCGCAATGCGCGACTGGGGATTGAAGTCCGTCCCGACTCCGAAGACGCCAACGATGATACGGCGGAAGTGTTACAGGGGCTGATTCGCCACATCGAAGTGCAGAGCCGGGCCGATCTGGCCCGGTCGTGGGCATTTGAGCGGGCGGTCAAGTGTGGGCGCGGGTTTTACCGGATCCTGAAGCGGTTTTCAGAGGATTCCAAGCAGGAATTCGATCAGGAACTGGTCATTGAGCGCATCTTGAATCAGGGCGCGGTGTATCTGGATCCGTATGCCCAACAGCCGGATTGGTCAGATGGGGAGTGGGCGTTTGTCTCCACAATGATCCCAGCGGATCGCTACAAGGCCGAATTCCCAGATTCTCAAATGGCCGCGTCCCTTGATGACACGTTCAGTAGTCTCGGGGATACGAACACCCAGTGGTATGCCGACACCGAGGATGGGCAGAAGGCCGTGCGGGTGGTCGAATACTTCGTGGTGCAGAAGATTCCGATGGAGCGCGTGGCCTACCGCAATGAGCGGGGGCAGATGGTCACCGCATGGGCCGATGAACTGCCGGAGACCATCGCCCCTGACCGCATTGAACAGCGGCGACCCGCCGAACGGCGAGCGGTGAAGTGGTACAAACTGAACGGGGTGGAAGTCCTTGAGGAAGGCGATTGGGATGGGCAGTACATCCCGATTATTCCCGTCATTGGCCGTGAGCAGAACATTGATGGCAAGCGGCGGTGGTATGGGATTGTTCGTCCCTCCAAAGACGGGCAGCGGCTGTTCAATTACGCCGTGAGTACCGCCGTCGAAACCGCCGCGCTTGAGCCGAAAGCTCCGTTTATCGGGTTTGAGGGGCAGTTTGAAGGGCATGAGCAGGCATGGGCACAGGCCAATATCCGCAACTTCCCGTATTTGGAAGTGAAGCCCATGACCATTGGGGGGAATCCGGCCCCCCTGCCAACTCGCAATGTCGCGGGAGCCAATCTCGGGCCGTCCTTGGCCCTTGTGGATCAGGCCGATAGCTACATCAAGTCCACGACGTTCGTGTATGACCCGTCCTTGGGGTCGAGTGCCGGGTCGCGGTCGGGTCGAGCGGTCTTAGCCCTTCAGCAGCAGGCCGATATTGGCAATTCCAACTATCTAGAGAATCTGGCCTCGATTTCGATGACGTATGAGGCCAAGGTGCTGCTGGATCTCATCCCCAAAATCTATGACCGCCCCGGTCGAGTGGCGCGGATTTTGGGGACGGATGATGAGCAGAAACAAGTCATGCTGAACGCCCCCTTCCGCATGACCGAGCAGGGGCGTCCGGTAGAGGCAATGGCCCCCTCTTCCCCTCCAATGCCCTCCGGACGCCCCCTGAATGTCAAACAATACGATTTGGCGCAGGGCAAATACGTCGCCACGGTCAGTATTGGCAAAGCCTACCGGACACGCGTGGAGCAGGGGGCCGATGAACTGGCCCAGATCCTCCAAACCAGCCCCAATCTCATGCCCCTCATTGGCGATTTGTATTTCAAGTATCGGGATTTCCCGGGTCACTTGGAAATTGCCAAGCGCATGAAGAAAATGGCCCCGCCGGAAATCCGTGACGATGAGGAGGCTCCCGATCCGCAGCAATTGCTGGCCCAGATGGAGCAGATGAAGGCGGAATCCGGGCAGATGATCGAGCAGATGACGGCCCAGATGCAGGAAATGACCCAGACGATTGAGCAGAAGGTCATTGAGCAGCAGGGAGCGCTCCAGAAGGCCCAGATTGAGGCACAGGCCCGTATTGAAGTGGCGCGGATTCAAGCCGAGGCGCAGGTGCGCGTGGCGGATACCAAGACCAACTCCGGCGACCTGAAAGCCCAGTTGTCGTCCGAAACGACGTTGCTGGCGAAGCAGCGCGAAACGGACGCCAAGATGCAACTGGAATTGTTGCGGCAGATTGCCAAGCAGCAGAGCCAGATGCAGACCGCATCCCCGTCAACGGCGGTGAACATCACCATTGACGCGGACAACCCCGGCGGGTATCCGTCGCAGGAGGACTGATGGAGCATGTGACTGTGGAGACTGACGGGTTTACCGTCGAAACCAATACCGGAACGGTGGCGCAAGTCGAAGCCGATATGGCGGCAGCGCAGCAGGCCACCACGCCTGACGCGGAGCCGTCAGAGACGGCCCCGTCTCCAGAGGCGTCAGAGGCCGGGAAAGCCCTGAATAACCGCAAGCGCAGTCTGGAAGGCCGCAAACAGACCATTCAGGACGAAATCAACCTGCTGGTGCGCCAGCGGGGCGATACGCAGCGGGAGCGCGACCGGATCGCGCAGGAACTGGATTCGTTGCGTGCCGAAAAGGCGCGACTCAGTGCCCCACAGACCCCCATGCCCATGTCGGCGGCGACACAGCCTGTTCCTCCCGCCAGTGATGATCAGGAACCCACCGAAGAGCAGTTTAACGACTACGCGTCGTATGTGAAGGCGCAGGCCCGCTGGCAGGCGCGGGAAGCGATTCGGGCGTTTCAGGAAGAAACCCGTCAGCAACAGGAAGCGCAGTCCCGCCAGCAGTGGCAGCGGACGCGTGACCAGCAATTTGCGGAGCGGCTGAGTGAGGCCGCATCCCGCATCCCAGATTTCAATGTCTTGGTCAATCGGGAAGACATTGAACTCTCCCCGCCAATGGTCGATGCCATCAAAGATTCGCCGGTTGCGGCGGAACTGATGGTACACATGGCGCAGTATCCCGATGATGCCCAGCGCATTGCTGCGCTGCACCCCGTCCTTGCGTTCGGGGAAATGAAGAAGCTTGAAGCCCGGTTGGAATTCGCGTCAGGCCGCAGTGGGTCATCGACTCCAACCTTCACGTTTAAGTCACAGGCCAAACCTCCCATCCGACCCGTGGGAAGTGCGCCGTCTCGCACCGTCGACGATGCGACTGATCTGGAGTTTGGGCCGGAATACATCCGGCGCATGAACCAGCAGGAGCGGAAGCGACGGTTCTGAGGAACTCATGGCAAATACGCTCGTAACTCCAACGTGGTACACGAAGGAAACGGCCCGCATTCTGGTGAACAATCTGAAGTTTGCCGCGAATGTGAATCGGTCGTACGATGATCAGTACGTGCAGGCAGGGGCCAAGGTCGGCTACACGGTCAACGCCCGCCTCCCGCAGCGGTTTCAGGTGACCGAAGGTCAGGCGCTCCAGATTCAGGGGCTGAATGACCAGTATGTCCCGATCACCCTGACCCACCAGAAGAACGTCGCGTTCTCATGGTCAACGGCGTCGATGACGCAGGAAATCGACATGGTGCGGAAGCGCTATGTGGAACCGGCGGCAGTGGCACTGGCGAACATGGTGGACTACGACGGGCTGAACACGGTGTACAAGGACGTGTATCAGGCGGTCGGCACCCCCGGCACCGTGCCCAACTCCAACCTGACGTATCTGCAGGGCGGAGCCAAGCTGACCAACTCCTCGACCCCTGCCGATGGCCGCGTGGCCGTGCTGGATCCGGTGTCGATGGTCACCCTTGCCAACGCCAATCTGGCCCTCTTCAACCCCTCCGCGCAGATTTCTGAGGAATACCGCTCCGGCCAGTTTGCCGGTCGTGCCCTTGGGTTTAGCGAGTGGTATGAGGATCAGAACGTGGCCAAGCACACCACGGGCACGTTTACGGCCTCCACGCCGCTGGTCAAGGGCGCGGGGCAGACGGGATCGTCCCTGATTGTGGATGGCTGGGCCTCGGGTGCCACCACCCTCAAGAAGGGCGACATCTTCACCGTGGCCGGGGTGTTTCAGGTCAACCCGGTGTCGTATGCCTCGACGGGGCAGTTGCAGCAGTTTGTGGTGACCGCCGATGTGAGCGACACCTCGGGCGAAATCACCATCCCGATCAGCCCGTCGATCATCACCTCCGGTCAGTTGCAGACGGTCAGTGCCTCACCCGCCGACAACGCGGTGGTGACGGTGCTGGGGGCCACCTCGGCCACCGCCGGCACGCTGGCGACCACGGTCACCCCGCAGTCGCTGCTGTATCATCCCGACGCGTTTGCGATGGTCATGGCTGACCTGCACAAGCCGTCGAGTGGTGCGGAGGCAACGACGGTGCGTTCCAAGGAACTGGGCATCAGCATTCGTATGGTGCAGCAGTACCAGATTGGCACGGATCAGGAGCCGACCCGTATGGACATCCTCTACGGATGGGCTAGCGTGCGTCCCTCGCTGGCGTGCCGTGTGTATAGCTAAAGTGAAGGAGGCATACTCATCATGGCCCTGACGCGTACAACGATTGCCGCAGCGATTTCTGCGGATGCACTCACGATCCCGGTGACTTCGGCCACGGGATTTGCGGCGGGTAATTTTATCCGCGTGGACAACGAATACTGCATGGTGGTGTCCATCACGGGCACCAACATCAGTGTCCGGTCGCGTGGTGACCTCGGCAGCGCGGCCGTGGCCCACAACATTCTGGCCCCGGCGACGACCGGCCTGCTGTCTGACCTGCCCAACTTCCCGATGGGGCAGGCCGCGCAGGTGGATCCGAATGCCCAGACCATCGTCACGGCTTCCGTGGACGGGGCGCTGGACATCCCGGTGCAGAACACGCTGGTGCTGGTGCAGAAGGCAGGCGTCTGTGCCATGACGCTGGCCGCACCGACCACCGCGCAGGACGGGCTGGAAGTCACCATCCTGTCGGCCACCGCCAACGCCCACACCGTGACCTACACGGCAGGGTTCTACGGCGACACCACCTCGTCGGACGTGGCGACCTTTGCAGCCAAGGTTGGCGCGTCGATGACCATCAAGGCGCAGGGCGGCAAGTGGGGCATCGTGTCCCTTGCCAATGTGACGCTGGCGTAATGGGATTTGGGGGGCTTCGGCCCCCCGATTCTCTGGAGGGCGTATGCAGATTGATCCGTACAACAAAGCCGAGGCGGTCACCAAGAGCGACACGGTAGGATTCCAGTTGGGACTCTGTGAAGCGTTGCAGGTAGGCGGCGCAGGCGTCGTGGCGGCGGTGTTTCAGGATGACAGCGTGGTGAACATCACGGCGATTGCCGGGCAGGTGCTGCCGATCAAGATCAAGCGCGTCAATTCCACGAATACGACCGCGACGGTGATGACCGCGCTGTTTCGGGTATAACGATGCAAATCGACCCGTATAATGTGTGGGTTGCCGTGACGCCGAGCGATTCGGTGGATTTGCCGCGACTGACCGAAGCCGTATATGCCGGGTCAAACGGCGTGATTCAGGCGGTGGGTCAGGATGGCACGGTAGTCGCGTTTCATTGCGTGACCGGCGTGGTCATTCCGATTAAGGCCAAGCGCGTGAACAACACCAGCACTACCGCGATGCACATCGTGGCGCTGTATCGACAGTAGCCCCTTCGGGCATCCGTCCGCCTCCGGGTTGAGGCGCACAAGGAGTGAGACATGGCCGTCGTTCGCACTGGGGAAACGGAATACGAGCAGGAACTGAGCAAGTGGGAAAAGCCGTATCGCTACGAGCCGTTCCCCAAGATGATTTACCGTGGCGTGTTGAAGGCCAACGGGAAGCATGATTTTGAAACACGCATTGTCAACGGCGAGCGCGACCTGAGCGCGGCGAAGGCGGATGGGTGGGTGGAATCCCCGGATCAGGCCGTGTCGGGCGTGGAAGCGCAGGAGGCCGAGATTTCGCAGGCCGCTGCCGAGAATGCCTATAAGGCCAAGCGCATGAGCGCGAAGGCGCAGAAAGAACTGGCGGCGATTGAAGCTGCCACCCACCGGCACGTTGCCGAGTAGCGACGTGCCCCTTGAGGGCGTATGACGACACGCGATCTGATTAACGCTAGTCTGAAGCGGTTGGGCGTGCTGGATGCGGCAGAAACCGCCGCGCCGCAGGACATGGCGGACGGGTTGCAGCGGTTGAACGATTTGATTGATGGGTGGGGCACGGAGCGTCTCACCATCTATAAATCGGCCCGCACCACATGGCCGCTGGTGTCTGGCACAGCGACCTATACCATTGGGCCGGGGGGCGACTGTAACATCGCCCGCCCGGTGTTTGTGTCCGACTTGAATTTCATCGACACGTCGCAGACGCCCGATCTGGAAATGGGCCTGTCGCCGTTGACGGTGGATGCATGGTCGCGGATCCCGCAGAAAGCCCTGACCAGCACGTATCCCACCAGTTTCTATTACAACCCCACGTTCCCGCTGGCCGAGGTGACGTTTTGGATGATCCCGACGTCCTCAACGCTGTTAGGGGTGATTTACACCCCCACGGCGGTGACGGAGTTGGGGCTGAATGACACCATCAGCCTGCCGCCGGGGTATCGGCGGTTTCTGCGAGACAATCTGGCCGTGGAACTGGCTCCAGAGTTTGACCTCCAGCCCTCACAGACGCTGGTCATGGCCGCGATGGAAGCCAAGGCCAACATCAAACGGGCGAATATTCAGCCCTACGACTTGTATATCGACCCCGCCCTGCGTCCGCGTCAGGGTCGCTACAACATTTTCTCGGACACGCCGTAATGGCGCAGTATCCCTTCTTCGTCAACGCGGCCTACCAGTCGCAGTCGCCCATTGCCGATCAGGAAGCCCTGATCAATTGGTATGTGGAGCAGATGGAATCACCGGGGGCCACGGTCAAGACGGCCCTGTATCCCACGCCGGGGGTCGAAGCGTTTGCCACGGTTACCCAGCAGGGTGGGCGGGCGATGTTTGCCCAAGCCGGACGGTGCTTCGCGGTGATTGGGCAGAAGCTCTACGAAGTGTTTGCCAACGGCACGACCACCGACCGAGGCACGGTCACCGATGACGGGCAACCGGCCACCATCAGCAGCAACGGCGATGGGGGGTTGGAACTGTTCATTACCAGCGGGCAGAAGGGCTACACCTACGACCTGACCACCAACACCCTGACCCAGACCGTAGGCACGGGCGGCAGTGCGTTACCCGGTTCCAACGCCGACTTTGGCGGGTCGCTGTATGGCTATTTTGTGGCCCTCGATGTGGCCGATAGCCGGTTTCACATTTCGGGCCTGCTGGATGGGCTGACATGGGACGCCACCCAGTTTGCCGAGCGCACCATTGGGCAAGACCCGTGGGTGTCCATGTATGTGTCCTCTTATGGGCAAATATGGCTGTTTGGCGGACAAACCACGGAAGTTTGGTACAACAATGGCACCTCGCCCTTCCCCTTCGCTCCTGACCCGTCAGGGCTGCTGCCCTACGGGTGTGCGGCCCCGTATTCGGTGAGAGAAGCGGGCGACCAGATTGTGTGGTTGGCGACTACCAGCAACGGCGGGTATCAGGTCATGACGGCGAAGGGGTTCAACCCCCAGCGCATTTCGACCTACGCCCTTGAGAACACGATTGCCAGCTACACCACCATTAGTGACGCCTACGGGGAGACGTATAACGACCTCGGGCATGTGTTTTACCTGCTCACCTTTCCCACAGAGCAGCAAACGTGGTGCTACGATTTCCGTACCGGCCTGTGGCACGAACGTGGCACATGGATTGCCACACAGAACACCTATGACGCATGGCGTCCACAGTGGCATGCCTTTGCGTTTAATAAGCACCTGATAGTGGATCGGGAGACGGGCACGATTTATCACATGAGCAAGGAATTTGCCTTGGATGTGGGCGGCTTGCCGATTCGCCGCGTCCGTCGTGCCCCAGCTATTTTTTTGGAGCATACCAAGCTGAAAGTGTCCAAAATCGAGGTGTTTTTGGAGTCCGGGCTGGGGACGGCCACCGGACAGGGCGCACACCCCACATTGATGCTCCGGTCGTCTGGGGATGGCGGGAAAACGTGGGGCGTGGAGCGCACCGCCTCGGCGGGGGCGATGGGCAATTACCAGACTCGGTGTCTGTTTTGGCGACTGGGGCAGGCCCGGAACCGCGTGTTTGAGATCTCGGTGTCTGACCCGATTCCGTGGCGCATCCTTGACGGGTTCATTCAGGTGGCGCAGGAGTCCGCATGATCCCGTCGTTTCCGTTTCGGGAGCGGCTCATTGGGCTGGATACGTTCGCCCAAGGCATCCTGACCCAGCCGTGGCAGGTGTGGCTACGGGGCGTCACCGATGCCCTCAATACCACCCCGCAAGTGCAAACAAGCGTGACAGGCACGCCCACGGGTGCTAGTATCAGCAGCACCGCACTGCTGGCCGACACGGGCAGTGCGGGACTGTTTCGCGTGTCGTGGTTCTTGCGGGTCACGCAAGCGGCCACGACCTCCTCCAGTGTCGCCGTGACTGTAGCGTTTACCGATGGGGTAGCGTTGACCGTCAGCGGCGCGGCGGTCACCGGCAACACCACCAGCACGTTTCAGCAGCAGAGCGTGGTCGTGCGGTGTGACGCTTCCTCGGCGGTATCCTACAGCACAACGTATAGCAGCGTGGGGGCAACCGCCATGCAATATGCGCTGAGTGTGTGTGTGGAGCGACTTAATGGCTGAACGTGAACTCGACCCGACCGACCCCGGC